CTAGATAATGGCTGTCAATTTAAATATTAAAACTAACTCTAAACAAGTTCAACAAAAATTTAAAAAGTTTCAATCGGTATTACCAAGAGTAATTGATAAAGGTTTAAAACAAGCTGGTTTTCAATTGTTAGATATAATCAGAACTAAAACACAAAAAGGTATTGATTTTAGAGATAGACCATTTGCACCTTATTCAGAGGGTTATTTAAAAAAATTAAACAGAGAGGGTAAATCAACAAAAGTAGATTTATTTTATTCTGGTAGAATGTTAGGTAGTTTAACACCAGCATCTACTATTAAAAAATCTGGTAGAGGAAAAGTATCTTTAGCATTTAGTAATTCACAAATGAGACAAAGAGCATTATTTAATCAAGTTCTTAACGACCCTAAAAGAGAATTTTTTGGCTTTAACAATAGAACAGAAAAGATTATAAGTAAGCAATTCAACAGATTTGTAGAAAAAGAATTAAGAAAGTTTAGAATATGAGTGTAAGAGAAAACATAGCAAGTAATTTATTAACAACTATATCTAATATATCTAGCCCAATAACAATTAGAAAAGCTACTAGACAACCTTTTTTGCTAGACGAATTATCTGAACAACAATATCCAGCAGTAATAGTTCAAACATCAGAAGAAAACAGAGATGATTCAGAATTAGGTAGTGGTGCAAAAACAAGGCATGGTACTATAGACTTTGTAATATCTGGTTTTGTAAAAGGTGCAGAGGCCAATATAGATACAAAAAGAAATGAGTTAATAACTGCTATTGAAACTTCATTAGAAACTGATATTACTCGAAATGGAAACGCTTTAGATACAGAGGTTGTTCAAGTAGAAACTGACGAGGGTAGTTTATTTCCTGTAGGTGGTATAAGAATGACCATTAGATGTATGTATGAATTCCAAGCTGGTACACCATAGGAGATAAAATGAAAACAGATAAATTATTAGATAAGATAACAAAAAAAATAGAGCAAATAGAAAAGATGCACGATAAAGAGTCTATGCTTTGTGAAGAAGTAAAAGACTTAATAGAAGAAATCAGAGAAAACTCATTAGAAGATGAAGATCACACATGGGAAGAAGAAGATGTTTCTGATGATTTAGAAGATGATTTTGAAGAAGATGAGGAAGATATTGACGAGGAAGAAGATAAATAGTAAAAAGCTACATGGCTAAAGATATTAAATTATATAAAGATAATTCAGAAATAGTTATTAATGAATCTAATCTTGAACATTTTTTAAGTCTAGGCTATAAGCAAGAAAAAGAAACTAAACAAAATAAATCAAATAAGGATAAAAAATGGCAACACATCACGGAAAAGAAGGAGTTGTAAAAGCTGGTGGAACTGCTGTTGGGGAACTAACAGGATTCACTCTTGAAACAACAGGAGATGTTGTAGAAGATACAGCTTTATCAGATGCAACAAAATCGTTTTTAGCTGGTAGAACTTCATTCTCAGGAACATTAGAAATGCACTTTGATGAAACTGATTCTCCACAAACAAGTTTAACTGCTGGTTCTTCAATCGCTTTTATTTTATTGCCAGAGGGCGATGCAAGTGGCGACAGAAGTTTCACAGGAACAGGAATTGTTACAGGAATGTCAGTTAATAATGCAATGGAAGCTGTAATTTCTAGAACTGTTACTTTTCAAGGAACTGGTGCATTAACAATAGGAACTGTATAATCCTAATTTATGTCAGTTATTGATAGAGTTAAGTCTCATTTTGAAACTCTCAAAACTATTACTATAGAAGTAGATGAGTGGAAAGACGAGCATGGTAATCCTAGTGTATTTTACTCCGAGCCATTGACCCTTGAAGAAAGAAATTACATCATAAAGAAATCTAATAATTTTGAGGATTTAAACGCACTTGTTGATCTTCTTATTATGAAACTCCTTGTTAAAAATGATAAAGGAGAAATGATAAAAGCATTTAATCCTGAAGATAAATTTGCTTTACGAAAAAAAGCAGATGGAAAAATAATAGATCGTATTGCCACTATGATAACGAGAGGCGATAATTTCGAAGAAGCCGAAAAAAAGTAAATAGCGACCAAGATACAAGGTCGCTTTTAGTCATAGCAGATAGGTTAAAAATCACAATTCAAGAAGTTCTTGATATGCCTATGGAACATTATAATCTTTGGTTAGCTTACTTGAAAAAAGAACAAGATCAGTATAATACTGAGAAACAACTAGCAGAAGCAAACAAATTTAAAAAATAATGGCACAAAATCTTAATATAAACATAACAGCAAGAGATCGAACTAAACAAGCCTTTAATGGTATTAGAGGTGGATTATCTTCATTAAAAAATGCTGTGTTTAGTTTAAAAGGTGCTTTTGTTGGTTTAGGTGCTGGACTAGTTGTTAAATCTTTTATCACTACAGGAAAAAGTGTTGAAGATTTACAAGTAAGATTAAAACAACTATTCGGAAGTACGCAAGAGGGTGCTAAAGCATTTGATGTAATGGCTAATTTTGCTGGTAAAGTTCCATTTTCATTAGAACAAATACAACAAGCATCAGGGAATCTTGCAGTTGTAGCTGGAGATGCAGATAGATTATCAAAAATTTTAGAGATTACAGGTAATGTTGCGGCAGTAACAGGATTAGATTTTGCAACTACAGCAGAGCAAATACAAAGATCATTTGCTGGTGGTATAGCGGCGGCAGATATTTTTAGAGAAAGAGGTGTTAGAGATTTATTAGGATTTTCTGCTGGTGCTACTGTATCTGCTGAAGAAACTATAAAAGCATTTGAAAAAGTATTTGGTAAAAGTGGAAGATTCGGAAAAGCAACAGATGAACTTGCAAGTACATTTACAGGAACTTTATCAATGCTTGGAGATAAATTATTTAATTTTAAAAGAGGAGTAGCTGGTGCTGGATTTTTTGATGAACTTAAAAAAGAGTTTAAATTACTTAACGAATTTATAGAACAAAACACAGCAGATTTTGAAGCTATTGGTAAAGTCATAAGTAAAGTCTTAACTTTTGCTGTAAAGGCTTTTGCTGGTGCAGTAAGGGCTGTTGGAAATGCAACAGGATTTATAAGAAGACAAATAGAACAGATACAAAGATTATTAGGTTTTGATGTACCATTTGTTGTAGAAATAGAAAAAGGAAAAAAAGTTATTAAAGAAGTAAATATTGATCTTGTAAAACAAAAAACATTATTTGAAAAAATATCTGAAGAATTAAAGAAACTTAATGATAGTTTTAAAATAGAAAAAGAAATAGTCAGTTCAATTAGATCAGGTGTTCAAGGTATATCTAAATCAATAGCAGAGGCAATCGTTTTAGGCAAAAGTTTGAATGCAACATTTAGACAATTAGCACAACAAATATTAATTAACATAATTTCTAAAACTATTGAAAGAATAGCGTTGCTAGGAATAGAAAAATTATTACTAGATGATATTAATAAAAAAGAAGCAGAAAAAGACAACTTAATTAGAAAACAAAATACTAATTTAAAAAGACAAATATTTTTAAATATGCTCTCTGGCGGATCAGGTGGTGGTGGAATACCATTTATGGCTAATGGTGGTGCAGTAAGAAAAGGACAACCAATTGTAGTTGGAGAACGTGGTGCAGAATTATTTATACCAAATCAATCAGGACAAATCACACAATCAGCTAGAGGTACAGGTGGTGGTGCTACTACAGTTAATTTTAATATAAACACTCTAGATGCTTCTGGTTTTGATGAACTATTAATTAGAAACAGAGGAACTATTACATCAATAATTAATTCAGCAGTTAATGAAAGAGGGAGTAAAAACTTAATCTAATGTCAGGTGCTTTTCCAATATCTAACGCTAAGTTTGAAACTTTAGGAATTAAGTCAATTCAAAATACTATACTTTCTAAAACTGTATCAGGTAAAAAACTTGCTAGACAAATAGATGGTCAAAGATTTGGTTTTACTGTTCGTATTGTTACAGGAACTAGATCAGACGTTTATGGAGAATTGATGGCCTTTATTATCAAACAAAGATCAGGCAAAGAAAACTTTACAATATCTCCACCAGAAATTAAAAATGCTAAAGGAAATGAAACAGGAACTATTTTAGTAAATGGTGTCCACGCAGTAGGAGATACAACGATTACAGTTGATGGTCATGCAAATAATAATCCAAATGCTTTTAACGCTGGAGATTTTGTAAAATTTGCTTCACATGACAAAGTATATATGATTGTATCAAATGTTCAGGCATCAAGTAACGCTTCAACTCTAACTATAGAGCCACCTTTAATAACAGCACTAGCAGATGATTCAGTAGTTACTTATGATAATATTGCTTTTACAGTACATTTAACAAACGATATACAAGAATTTGGTGCAGTTGGTACAGCTAGAGATGGTGCTTTATTATATCAATTTGAATTTGATGTTGAAGAATCACTATAGTGAAAAAATATAAAATAACACATAAAATTACTGCCGATTTTATTGCTGAAATAATTGTTAATGAAGATGAAATTGATGCTAAAATTAATGATCTTAAAGAATACAAGAAACCTAATAGTAAATTTGAATATACTATGTTAAAAGGTACAGAAAGTGTAACCCAAACAACTTACGAAGAATATGACGAGAAGCCTGACAACAGCAGTAAAGAACGAATTAGCAACAAATGATATTCGGCCTGTTCATCTTATTACTATTAGCTTCGGCACTGCTGTCAATATAACTGATTGTTCTTTTGATTTAACTTCATCGGTATCAGGCTCATCAGTAACATATTCATCAAGCGACTTTATACTTGGCATATCAAATCATACAGAGGAAACAGATGTAACTAAATCCACTGTAAATCTTAATTTATCAGGTGCAGATCAAACTTTTATTTCAACAGTTTTAAATGAAAATGTAGTTAATGACGAGGTAACTATTTTTAGAGGTTTTTTAAATGATTCTAATACTCTAATTGCTGACCCTATGATGCTTTACAAAGGTAAGATAGAAAGTTTTGACATACAAGAAACAGATAAAGAAAGCATAGTAGGTTTATCTATAGTTTCACATTGGGCTGACTTTGAAAAGAAAAATGGTCGTAAAACAAATAACACATCACAACAAAGATTTTTTAGTACAGATGTAGGTATGGATTTTGCATCACAAACAGTGCAAGATATTAAATGGGGTAGAGCATAATGGGTTTTGGTAGTATTTTCAAAGCTGTTACAAAAGTAGTTGGATTCTTTAAAAACATGAATCCTCTTGTATCTCTTGGAGTTACATTATTTTTATCATGGGCTTTAAGACCAAAAGTTCCTGAAATAGAAGACTTTGGAACTAATGAATTTGATGACTTTGAACGAGGTATATTATTAAACAAACAATCTAATGACGCTAATATTCCTGTAGTTTATGGAGAAAGACTTATAGGTGGAACAAGAGTGTTTATGGAAACATCAGGCACAGATAATACTTATCTTTATATGGCCATAGTCATATCAGAGGGAGAAATAAACTCTATAGAAGAAATAAGAGTTGATGACAAAGTTGTTACATTTGCATCTTCATTATCAGATGGAACAGAAGTAGAAGTAGGAAGTGGAGATAGTAATTTTTATAAAGATTCAGAAAGTTTAATTAGAATACAACCTTTTTTTGGAACAGATGGTCAATCAGCATCTAGTTTATTATCTACATTATCATCATGGGGAAGTAATCATAAATTATCTGGTTTATGTTATCTTGCAGTTCGTTTTAAATGGAATCAAGACGCATTTACAGGAATACCAAAAGTACAAGCTAAAATAAAAGGTAAAAAAGTTGTATTTTATAACTCAAGTCTTCAAGCACAAACAGCGGCTTTTAAAACAAATCCAGCATGGTGTTTATTAGATTACTTAACAAACGAAAGATATGGAAAAGGTATTGCTATAAGTGAAATAGATTTACAATCTTTTTATGATGCTTCTGTTGTAGCTGAAACACAAGTAACACCATACTCAGGTGCAAGTGATATTAATATTTTTGACACCAATGTTGCATTAGATACATCACAAAAAATTATAGATAATGTTAGAGAAATATTAAAAGGTTGCAGAGGTTATCTACCATATACTGAGGGTAAGTATAAATTAATTATTGAAACAACAGGAACTGCATCTATTACACTAACAGAAGATGATATTATAGGTGGATATAATTTATCTATTCCAACAAAGAATGAAAGATACAATAGAGTTATAGTTGGTTTTGTAAATCCTGATAGAAACTTTCAAGTTGATGAAGTTCAATTCCCACCTATTGATGATAGTGGATTACCAAGTGCAGATCAACACTCAACTATGAAAACTGCTGATGGTGGTTTTTTATTAGAGGGTAGATTTACATTTAAGACAATTACATCTCCATATCAAGCAGAGGAGATGGCTGAGATTATTTTAAGAAGAAGTAGAGAAGCATTAACATTAGGAATTACAGTTAGCTTTGATGCTTATGATTTAGCAATAGGAGATATAGTAAATATCACACATAGTTCATTAGGTTTTTCTGCAAAAGGATTTAGAGTTGTAGGAATTACATTTAACGAAGA